ATGTGCGGCCGCATTGCCCAGAAGTCAGCACCCGAAGACTACGTCGAGATCCTGTGGCCGAATGCCCGGCTGGTCTTCGATGACGTGGCCGGGCCGCGGTACAACATCCCGCCAGGCACCAGGCCCCTGACCATGCACCGACTTGTCGACCAGGCCGAGGCGCTGGCCAGACTGCCCTGGGGCTACAAGCCGCACGGCTCCCGGTTCTTCATGGTCAATGCCAAGCTGGAGACGATCGAGCGCCACGGCTGGCCCTGGAAGCTGATGATTGGGGTCGGCCGCATCCTAGTTCCGGCCGATGGCTGGTACGAATGGAAGGCCCTCGATAGCGGCCCGAAGCCAGCCAAGCAGCCCTACTACATCCATGGCGACGCCCCGCTACTCTTCGCGGGTCTGAGCGCGTGGCGCCGCGGTGCCGAGCTGGACGAGGCCCACGGCCTTGCCATCGTCACAAACGACTCGCTGGGCGGCATGGTAGACGTGCACGACCGGCGCCCGGTGGCGCTGCCCCCTGAGCTGGCCAGGGAATGGGTGGACCCGGCGACGCCGGTGGCCAGGGCGATGGAGATCCTGCGCGCCGGCCTGCCCGAGACGGCCTTTTCCTGGCACCCGGTCCGGCAGGAAGTCGGATCCAGCAAGTACCAGCTCCCCGACGCAATCGACCCCATTTAAGGATCCGGCGGCCGGCATATACTGTTTATTCACACAGTGATTTTGCTATGCCGTTCCGATCTCCCCTCACCCACGCCCAGCTGCGCGCCATCCGCGAGCGCCAGCCCTGGAACCCCGACGTGCTGACCCTCCTATGGGAGGTCAAGCGCCTGCGCTCGATGATGCTGCGCGCCTATCAGCTCTCGGGCGAATTCCACCGGCCTGTCGGCGTCCTCGCCAACTGCTACGACGAATACATGGCTCAGCTGGTGGTCGAGCCCTGTGTGCTCGAGCGCGACGCAGACGTGGCCGAGATGCTGAACGCGCCGGCCCAGCCTCGCAAGGGCTAAGGGCGCACGTTGCCGCGCACCGCCTCGTAGGCGCGTTCGCAGGTCAATCCGGCGATGCGGGCACGGTCCGCAACTCCTGCAAGCGCTTCAGCTCGGCCGCTAACCCTGCTGAGCATGTAGGCAAGCAGATCGACGGCGCTGGCCCCTGTCGGGCTTCCATCGGCAGCATCGGGATCTCGGGCGACTGCGGCGCGAGCCAGCGCGTTTGCGTGGGTGCGCAGCCGGTCACGCTCAGCACGAGCGCCAACAGCATTAGCGGCCGCAGCGGCGGCCAATTCTTGAGCGTCATCACGAGCTTTCTCCACAGCGGCAGTGCGCCGCCTGCCCTCCTCTCGAACCGCTTCGAGTGCGGCAATGGTGGCCTGCGCTAGCCATTCGCGAAGCCGCGCCTGATGACCCATGCCACAAGGCCCAGACATTGCCACCGTTCGCCCAAGAAAAAAGGCACCTCGGCTTGCGCCTAAGTGCCTGTTTTCCAACGAATTCGTGTGGGGTGGCTGATGGGACTCGAACCCAAACTATAGGGGATTACAGGGGAATTGCGGGGACTTTTGCCTTTGATTTTGCAGGGTTTTGCGTGTTCCTTTGCCCCAGCGTCCCCCCGCATTTGTCCCAAGATTTGTCCCAAGCTACGGCGTGGTGCCAGGCTTGCCCGCAGGCGGATGCGCCCCGGTATCGCCGGGCACCGTCACGCTGCCGGGCGACACGGCGAACTGGCGCACCTCAGCATTGGCGCGCTGGGTTTCCCCGGTGGTGCCGAACCAGAACGCGAGGGTCTGCTTCAACTCGTTGAACCAGTAACCGATGACCGTCCCCACCGTCAGGCTGGCGGTGGCGTCGCGAAGGAGGCCGTCCGCCAGGCCCGAGAACACGAAATAGACGATGCCCAGGGCGCCCACCAGCAGCACGGCGGTGATCGTCGGCCGCACCTTGTCGTTGGGCTGCTGCGCGGCCAGCTTGCGGGCGCTGTCGCGGTCGGATGCCTCGGCAGCATACTGCGCCGCGGCGGCTTGCAGGCGGTTCTGTTCGGCCGTCACCGCGAGTTGCTGTAGCTGCACGCGCGAGTTGGTTTCCAGTTCCTTGAGTTTGATGGCCGCCTGCGGGTCGGCCAGCAGCGCCGTGGACACGGCGTCCGGCGTCGAGTCGGTGCCCAAGGCCGTAGCCACCAGGCCGCCTACGGCGGCGCCGGCCGGGCCGCCCAAGATACCGCCCAGGATAGGGGCGGCTTTGCCGACAACGCCGGCCAGGTCTTTCCAGTCCATTTAGATGTCCTGCGCAGCGTATTTCAGGTTTGCGGCGACGCGCCGCGCCCAGCCCTTGCCGAACGTCGGCCAGGTGGGCAGGTTGGTGTAGAACCTCATGCGAGCCGAGTTGAACAGCAGGGCCAGCATGGTGGGGTTCATCCCGGCCGCGGCATTGAGTGTCAGGGGGCCGATCTGTCCGTCCTGCACGGTGCCCACGGCAGCTTGCAGCCACTTGGCCGCCTGGCCGGTGCCGTGGTTCACCGCGGCGTCGAACACTTGGAAGGCCACGGCCGCCGGCAGCATGTCGCCGCGAATCGGCGTCCAATAGCGTGCGCGGTAGATCGCCTTGGCCGTATCACGCGGCATGTCGCGCATCGGCCCGGTGTAGCCGTTGGCCCGCGCTACGGCGGCGGTCACGCCCCACATAGTCTCGCCGCCGGGGTCGGCCGGGTTGTTGGAATAACCGCCCTCATGGCCGATGAGGCGGTCGAAAGCGGTGTCGAAGTTCATGTCAGTGGCCCCCAAGTTTCGAGGTGATGCCCGCCCACACCGCCGCACCCAGGGCCACGGCCACCAGGCCCACAAGCGCGAGAAAGCCGTGGTCGGCGGCCTTGCGCATCCGGCGACCGAAGCGCAAGTCCTCGCGGAATTCTTCAACCTGTTCCGGCACGTCCACATCCACGCCCAAGATGGCAAACACCTTCTTGACAGCGCGGTCGGCGGCCTCCTGGCAGGCCGGGGTATCGCAGTGCTGGTCGGACATGGCGCCCCCTTATTCGCCGCCCAGCAGTTCGGCCTTGGTGAAGCCGAACCGCTCGATGGTGCTCAAGTCCTCCACGTCCTGCCACACGGGGTCGAGGGTCGGCCCTTCGTAGTCGGGCGTGCCGTACCCATCGGGGTAGGTCTGCGCGTCCTGTTTGCGCGTGATGCTGCCGCGCAGGTAGTCGAGAAATTCGCCGTGGGCCGGCGTGCCGGCGAGGGCGTCCAAGTCCTCGCGGGTGTTAATGACAGGCGATGCCATATTGTTCCTCCATCCAGGTGAAAAGGTTGTGGGTGTCGGCCCATTGCGCATGACCCGACCACGAGGCGAGAAACCGCTGCAGAGATTCATCCTCGCCGTGCTTGATGAAATTGGCGACCTTGCGCTTCGCCCGCTTGACCGAGGACTTGCGCAGCAGCGTTATTTCCCAGCCTGCCCTTTGCGATTCACGCGGCCAATCCAGGAACCAAGGATGCGCCCCACTTCGGCGATGAGCACTTGTGCTGTCTCGACCTGATGCGGCGTCATCGCGTGCGGTTTCTGAATGCCCGCGAGAAAGCGCAACCAAAACCGCAGCATGGCAAGCCCGGCGTGCGCCGCGTACAGCTTGCTGACCTGATTGGATTTGCCCGCCACGATGAATAATTCGACCTGCCCGAGCAGGCACTTCAAGAACATTTCCCGCGCGACGCCGTGCTTGCTCGGGATGCTTTGCGCAATGGGATACAGGTACGAAATAACCCTTTCGTACCGTTCCACAATGAGCATTTGGTCGTAGCACTTTGTCGCTTCCTCGATGGGTTCCATCGGTTGCCTTGGCGGGGCCTTTCGGCCCCGCTACTCAAGAATCAGGTGGTCACAGACGCCGCGCGCCCCGATGGCAGGGAGCGAGGCCGACGGCCTGAGGCTCCAGATCGCAGCGCGAGAACCGGAGTCCGACGTGTAGAGCCAGGCGCCGCCGAATAGCGCAGCAGCGGGCTGGGCGTACACCGATCCGCGTCCGCCAGTGTTGGCCGTGTCTTTGGATGCGCCATTGACGCCACCGAACTCGTTACCCCACGTCCACAAGCAGCCGGACGCCTGCACAACGCCCCACTTGGACGTGAAGATGTTCCACGCGCTCGTGGCGCCCGTGCCGTTCACGCCAGTGGTGGGCACGTCGGTGCCGCCGCTGGACGTGGCCTCGGTCGTGCCGAAAGCCAGCGCCTGGAATTCGTTGTAATTGGGCAGGCGCTTGCCGTGGTGAGTCATCACCTGGGCGAAGTTGTACCAGGCGCCGTTTCTGTAGGCCGCGCTGCCGTCGCCGCCAAACTTGGTAGGAATCTTGGGCGGCGCGCTGCCGTCCGCGATACTGACGTTGTACTTGCTCGTGCCGTTCGTCAGGTGATCGACGCCCAGCAGGTAGATGTCCGCCCAGAATGAGTCGGCTACCAGCGTCATGCCGCGCGGGTCGGCCACGGCCGGGCGGAACTTCAAGTCCCAGAACGAATAGGCATTGATGGCCGGTGTGGTATCACCACCGGCCACGGCCGCAGCGTTGCCGCCCGGCGCATAGTGGAAGCCGCCGACCTTGCGCCAGTTGCCGGCGCCGGGCGCCGTCGAGAAGTTGGTGGTCGCCTGGATAGTGGCATCGTCCTTGACCCAAATCGCGTAATCCGTGCCGGCCGTGAGCGCGGGCATGGTGATGGCGGTAGCGGCCACGAAAGTAACCGTAGTGCCTGCCACATCCACCTTGGTGCCGGCCTTGATTGAGGCCGTGCCGGCGCCGGTCTTGGTGAAGGCCACGGTCGTGGGGTCGGTCTTGTAGAACAGGCCAGCGCCAGGCATGTAGGGCACTTGCCAGGCGGCGCCGTCCCATGCGCGCATTTGCCCGGCGGTCGAGTTCCAGTAAAGCGCCCCCACCAGCAAGGCGTTGCCGTCGTTATCGGTCGTCGGGTCGGCGGCCTTCGCGCCCAGGTAGCGGTCATCGAACGAGTCGTAGGACGCAGCCGCAGCGGTCGCGCTGTTTGCCGCGTTGGTCGCCGAGGTTGCCGCCGCAGTCTGCGAAGCGGACGCGCTCGAAGCAGCAGCCGCAGCCGTCGCAGCATCTTGGGTAAGCTGGGCGATGAGACTGTCCGGGGTCACGCTGCTGGAAATCGGCACCTTGACCGAGCGGCCGATTTGCTCGGCATTCTGCTGGGCCAGGATGGTGAGGCGATCCAGCGCGGCGTTGATGACCTTCGGGTAGAAGCCGCCCTGGTTGGTGAGGTCGAGCGGCTGCAAATTCGGCACGCTGCTGGTGATCGTCAGCAGGTAGTCGGTCGCCAGTGCGGAAACCTTTTCGACAGTGCCGCCCGGCGCGGTGTCCTGGTCGGCGTTGAGGGTGACGCTGTAGTCGGTGCCGCTGCCGGTCAGGGTTGTCTCGATGCCGGCCGGGTCGGTGAGAACCACGACCACGTCATCGGCGGAAAACACCTTGAAGGAAAACGGGAACGAGGTTGTAACGTCGTCCCCATCGTAAGGCCCGGCTTTGCGTACCTCGCTGGAAATAGTCATGGTGGAAACTCCCGGAGAATTGCAGCAAGGCTATCCGCCGGGGTTTCCGATACGCGCACCCTTTACCGCTTCTCCTGGAATCCGAAGGCCACGGCCGCCGGGTTCTCGGTCTTGCCCTCGGCCAGGGCCTGCGTGCCCGTGATGGTGCGGTTGATCTGCGCCGCCGGCAGGCCGGTGAAGTCGCCAATCAGATTGACGGCCGACTTGCGGAAGGCGTCGTCGAACTCGCCTTGCATGGCTTGTTGTCCGAACTTCTGCACGTCAGTAATGCCGCGCAAGCCTGCCGGCCCTGAATAGCCGAACGAGGGGTTGCCCGTAACCATCTTCGCCACCTCGTTGAATTCGCGCACCACCACCATGAGGCCCATGAGGTAGCCCAACTGTTCGGCGGCCAGTTTCTTGGCGATTTCCTCCAAGTCGTCGTCGCCCGAGTCGCCCGGCGTGAGGGCTGCTTTCAGGGTATAGCCCAGCACCGCCGGCACCGTGTAGAGCATGAGATAGTCGACGGCCAGCTTCGCACGCTTGGCCGGCGTGTTGGCCCCCATGGTTTGCGCCACGCCGAGGTTCAGCGCGGTGTTCATGAAGGAATAGAACACGGTGAAGAGGCGCAGGGCCGGGCCGCCGCGCTCAATGGCGGACAGGTCTTTGGTTTGGCCCCCGCCCTGTGCGTCAATGACGGCCTGATCTGCCAGGGCCACGGCGCGGCTTTCCTCATTGCCGGCGGCGATGGCCTTCTCGTAGGCCCCCCACCAGGTCGGCACGTCGACCACTTGCTGCATCCGCATCATCATGAAATAGGCGTAGCGCCCGATGAACTCGTTGAATGCGCTTTGGTCCTGCACCTGGTTGCGTAATTCGTTGAGTTCGCGGAAACGAGTGCGTGCCCGGTTTGCCATGAAGTCGGACATTTCATGCACCGTGCGCGTCAGGCCCAGCGGGTTGCCCAGGTACTTGGCAATCCCTCGGCCGATCCACGGCGCGCCCACCCGAACGATGGACTGGTTGAAGCCCGTTATCTGGATAGCCGCGCTCATGACGTTGAAGCCGAGCCCGGAAGCGCTCACCCCTTGGCGCAGGCGGCCGAGCGCAGCCTCGCCAGCGTTGGCCGCGCCCTTGTCGCCTTCGGCGATGTCTGCCGCCCAGGTCTTGAACTGCTGCTTGGCCTCGGGGCCGTAGTGCTCACGGATGGCGCCGTCGATGGTCTGCGAGCGCAACAGCCGGTTGGCGTCGATCAACCACTCGTGCCACGCCAGGTCGTGAATCACGTCGTTGACCCCCGAATACAGGCCGGACAGGGTATAGAGCAACGGGCGTCCGGACACTTCCTCGACGCGCGACTTGGTAAAGCTGCGCCGCGTAGTGGCGGTGGTATAGGCCCCTTGCAACTGGCGGCGCGCGCTTTCGGCGTCCGAGTGTTCTTCCGCACGCTGGCTCGCGGCCGGGTCGTACTTAATCGGGTAGTAGCCGCCGCGTAGGGTCAGGGTCTGTCCGTCTGCCGTGGTGATGGTCAGGGGGCGCGGCTCGACCCACGCCGGCTCCTTGCCGTACACGCGCCGTTCTTTGGCGGCGATCTGCGGCCGGTAGCCCTCGAAGTGATCCCACACCGCCTGCACCGCTTGCCATTCCTGCGCAGTCAGCGATTGCAGCACCGGCGCGATCTGCGCCGGCGTCCACCCTTCGCCGCCCAGCAGGCGCTGGATGTTGCCCTCGTTGCCCATGTTCAGCGCGATGGTGAGGCGGGCTTCGCGGTTCAGGCTGCGGTTGATGCTGGGGAAAAATTGCCCCTTGCCGCCCATCCGGCCCAGCTTGAACACCGGGGCGAGGATTTCCGACAGCTTGGCCGTGGCCTCGGCGCGCATCGTGGTTTCCTGGTCGCCGCGCTCGTTGGCGCTGCGCACGAAGTATTCCCACACGGGGCCGCCGTCCTTGCCGCCGTCCATGACGCGCGCCCAGGTGGCCGCCTTGATATGGCTCGCCCAAAAGCGCTTGAGCCCTTGCAAGGCGCGGCCCATGTTCGTGGTTGGCGTGCGGGTGTCCGCCTGCCGTCCCTGGGCATTCTCGCGGATGCTGCCGGCGATTTCATCGCGCACGGCCTCATAGGCGCGCTGGTCGGCGGCCGTCAGCAGCTTGTGCTTCAAGCGGCCCAGGTGCTCGATTTGCCGCACGGTATCGACGAGGCCCTGGAATTCCTCGACCGTCAGGTTCTTGTAAGACGTGCGGAACGCCTCGTTTTCCAGTTCCGGCGGAATGTCGGGCTCTAGGCCGGCTTCGCGCTGGGCCTTGATCCACTCGGCCAGCGCGGTGCGCTTGTCCACCGCCTTGTTGCTTTGTCCCTTTCGCAGGTCAAACCGTTCCAGCAGGTTGCCAATTTGGTCGGCATAGTCGGCGTCCAGGCCCTTGATGTCGCCCTCGAACTTCTTGAGGTAGCGCAGGCCCCGGTCGACGTTTTCCTGGGCATCGTAGGCCGCGCGCGTCGCATAGTTCTGGATCAACTGGTTGCGCTTCTCGGCCGCCGCCGTGGCGAGGTCGCCCGACTTGCTGGCCTTCTCGGCGGCCTTGGCCGCGCGCACTTCCGCGTTGGCATACTGGCCCGGCTTGATGTCGCGCACCTTGAGGCGGGCAATCATTGCCCGCGCAAATTCACGGGCCGCGCTCGCCAGTACCTTGCGCTGGCCGGTTGCCTTCGCCAGGGCGTTGGCCTCGGTCGCCACGAACCGGGCGCGGGCATCGTTATGGATGGCCTTGTCGGCGGCCTTCTCGATGGCCTCGGGGCTCGCCAGGTCGCCGAACTGTTCCAGCATGCGCACGTCGGTGAGTGCTTCGATTTCCGCGCTCGGGGTTTCGACCTGGGCCAGCTTGCGCACCAGTTCGTCGCCCGACGTGAAGCCGAACATTTCGGCCACGATGTCGGGGTGCAGGCCGTTGCCTGCCGTCATCCGGCGCGCCTGCACCGCGTTGATAACCTCGGTCGGCAAGCCCATCGCGCGCAGTTCGCCCATGTCGAAGCGGCCGGCGCCGAGGGCTTGCGAATTGACCACCTGGTCGCCGGCCCGCGTTTCCATGTCGGCGGCGTAGTCGTAGGCGATGGAGTATTGCGTGTTGCCGCGCAGTTCCTCGAAGAACTTGTCCTCAAGCTGGCGCAAGTCGTATTTGCCGTGCTCGTCCAGGGTGAGGTAGCCGTACTGCCCCAGCGCTTCGCCCATGGCGTCGATGGACAATCCACCCTCACGGCGCAGCACGTGCTTGCCGAACGCCGGCATGGGGATGCGCTCTTTCGGGTCGATGCCCCACTCCGACTGCACCGCAGCGCGGTTCAGGCCGCCCAGCTTGGCGATGGCCGCGAACAGGGAGTCCTGGGTTTCGTCGATGCTATCCGGGCTCGACGTGCGCTTGGCCGGCGGCGCGATCTTGTCGTCGGCGGCCAGCTTGCCGGTAAGGAATTGCCAGGCGCGATAAATCGGCTGGCTCATGACCTCGCGGCGCACGTCCATGCGCACCTGGGCGCGCTGCGCCTCGGCGTCCTTCTGTAGCTGCTTGATGATGCGCCCGCGCGCATTGTGCAGCCAGCGCATGTCGCGCAGGCCGCGGGCTTGCAGGTCTTGAATAGCGTCGTTGGTCGCGTCCACGCCGAGGGCCTGATAAGCGGCGAATTCCTCGGGCGTCATGCCAGCCTGTTCCGCCGTGGCGAACAGCGGCATCATGCTGCGTCCCTGTTCGGCCAGTGCGATCTGCTCGCCGGTGGCGAGCATCCGGTCGAACACGTTGCGCACCTCGGGCGTGAGTTCAACGTTCAAGGCCTTCAAGTCGCGGTACACGTTGAGCAGCCACGCACGGAACCGCTGGAAAAGGCCGTGCATTTCAATGCTGGGCGCCTTGCCTTCGAAGAGATACGCCTCGAAGCCGCGGGCGAACTGCTCGTGATGGGCGCGCTTGGCCTCGAAGTCCAGATCGTTCCAAGCGGCGAGGTCGCGCACGCCGAACCAGTCGAGCAGGGTCTGTGCATCGCGCTGCACCTCGGCCTCGGCGTCGGTGAGCGTGGCACCGGCGCGCTGCTTATCAGCCAGGCGAGCGGCGATGTCGAACTGCACTTCAAGAAAAAAGTGGCCGGACTCGTGCAGGAAAGTGGACAAATCCGCGTTTTTCAGCAGGGAAACGGTGAGCGTGGCAGGGTCGAACGCGCCGCGCGCACGGCCTCCGCCCTGATAGAACTTGTCGATTTTCTGATCTACAATAGCGTCCGAGGCGTCGTCGGGGCGAGCCGTGCCATCCTCGACAAAAAGGTCGGTAGTGCCTGTCCTCGTACCGGCCACGCCTCCTTTCTTCTGGAAGGCGGTCAGCAGCCAGTGTTTTGCCTGATCGTCCCACGTCAAGCGCACGCCGGCCCGATGGTCGGCGGATTCCAAATTGACCCGGTTCTCGGTGCGGCTCGTGACCTTCATGGTTGACAGGATGCCCTGTAGGTCGTCCAGCACCTCGGGGTGCCACTTCGCTAGTTTCGCCAGGCCGTAGCCGTCGCTGCGGCGCGTGCCTTCTTCTCCCCATACCAAGTCGATGTCGCCGATGTCCGGGTGGTGCAGCGCGCCGATGGCCTCGCCACTTTTCATTTCCAACAGCTTGGCAATGGCGCCCCTGGCGTCGCCCTGGAAGTCGCGCAGCACCGGCCCGAACGGGCCGTGCTCTTGATCGAACTGCTGACCGCCGGCCACGTTTTCCGCCGCCACGCGCAACGGGTATTGCTGGAACAGTGCCTCGGGCGTAGTACCCAGGCGCGCAGCCTGCACCGCATAGAAATTCCCGACCATCGACGAATATGCGTCATTCACCTGCGGCATGAAACGCGCCGCCGTGTCCAGTTGCGTCTTGACGGCAGCGCGCACGGCCTCGGCCGATTGCTTGAATGCGTCGTCGCCTTGCTGCTTGCCAAGGGCACGCTCGACTTCGGCCCGCAGTTCTTCGGCCTGGGATTGCATGTACTGCTGCGCCTCGGCGCGGCTGAATCCTTCCGGCTCGGTCTTGAGGTGGTCGAGCAGGCCCTGCGCGGCTTCGGTCGGCGCGATGCGCGCGGCGTATTCCTCCACCGGAATGGCGACCTGCCCGCCGGTTTGCAGGGCCTCGGGCAGTTGCGCGGCGACAGCCGGGGACACTGCGGCCACCTGTTCGGCCAGGCCGGATTGCATGAGCGTATTGGCGTCGATGAACACCTGCTGCAACGGGCCGTTCTCGGCCGCATTGGCGACGAACTGCTCGAACGTGTCCGGGTCGCGCGCGAGCACCTTGTCGGCTGCGGCCAATTGGTTCAAACGTGCGAGCAGTTCGGCCTGCTGCTGGGCCGCCTGCGCACGTTGCGTGCGCTGGTCGGCCGTGGTGATGGTGCGGTCAATGCCGCGCATGACCGCCACGTTCCCGCCCACGCCCACTAGCGTGGCGATGAGGGTTTGCGCTGCGGCGCTGGGACGCTCGGCCAGGTAGGCGGAAAACGGTTTGTCCTCGTTCTCGGGCAGAACGGCCCATTCGTTCAGGTCTTGCAGTACGGTGGCGACCTGCTCGCCCGGCACCTCGGTGGCGACCTGATGGGCCAGGGTCTTGAGCAGCGGCGAGCCGGCGTGCAGGTCGCCGATAAGGCGCGACACCGGCAGCTTTTCAGTGGCGTATTCGATGGTCGCCTGCGACACCGCAAAGGGCAGCGCCTGCGCTGGCGTGAGGCCCTGCGAGCGGGCATCCTGATAGAACTGCCCGCCGGTCATCGAAGCCATGCCGCCCAGGGCCGCCGGCTGGCCGCCGGGCAGCAGTGCCAGCGGAAGCATGAGCAGGTTCGACGTGAGGGACTGTACGCCGGACGAAACACCACTGCCCAAGGTGTCAGACTGCGGCGGACTTAGCCGCTTGGCGAGGTCTTTGGACTGCGCACCCCATTGTGCGAACTGATCGGCGACAGGTTGCAGCGGATTTGCCGGCAGAATGGTGCCGACCAGATTGTTGGGCAATTCAAAGACGGACTGGAACAGACCGGCCGCGCCGCGGTTGGCCTGGGCGAACCCCGCGCCAATATCGCCCATGAGGGTGTTCTTCTGGTCGGGTGCGCTGACCAGATACTTCACCGCCGTGCCCAGGCTGGACAGTACCGACTCGATGCCGGTCATGTTGTCCACGTTGTCGTGCGCAATCTTGGCCTTTTCCACGTCGGCCAGCAGCGCGGCCGTGGCCGGCGAGGTCTTGCCCAGCGTGTCGAAGTCGATGGCGCCGATGGTGTCCTGCCGTTTCGCTTCCTTCGGCTGGTTGAGCACGGTTTCAATCGGCAGGTTGGCGCGACGCGCCACGCGCTGCGCTTCCGCGTAGGCGTCGGGGTCAGTGTCCGATGCGAGAACGAAACCGGCCCGCGCTGCCTGCCCCTGGTCGGGACGCAGCACACCGGCAACAGCGGCATCGAACGGATCGGCGGTAGTGTCCTGGGCGGGTTGCTGGCCCAGCGTGCCGGCTACGGCGGCGTCGAATTCGTTGCTCATTTACGAGAAACCTTCAAATTCCAGTACGCATTGAGGATTTGCGCGTCGGTCGGCGAGTCGATGCCCGCGCGCTTGTACGCGGCCTTGATGCCGTCCTTGGTGGTACTGTCGATGTCGCCCACCTTCATGCTCAAGATCGGAACGGACGAGTTCGAGAACCAGCCGCGCACAGTGGCGTTTTTCATGAACAGCGCGTCGAGGTGCTGCTCGACCTCGGCGTCGGTGAATTTCTTGCCGGCCTCGCGCTGCGCGGCGATGAAATAGCCGTCGATGAATTTGCGCATGGCGCCGACGCGCTCGGCATCGCTGCTGCCGTCCTTTGGCGTCGGGTCGTCGCCCATCATGCGCAGGCGCGTGTCGAGGCCCGCCTTGATAGCCTGGCTGTTCAAGTCGCCCGGCCCGTTGGTGCTGGGTGCCGCGCCCAGACGCTTGGCGCGCTCCTGGGAAAAATGCTTGAAGTCGGCCTCAGACAGGCTGGTGCGAAGTGCGTAGAACTCGTTGTCGGACATGCGCGCCAACTCGTCCGGGCTGTTGGTCAGCTTGTTGTAGAGCCACAGGCTCGTGGTGTCGTCGCCTTTGGCGATGCGCTCGGCCGCGCCCATAACGCTAGTCAGCTTCTCGGGCGGGATGTTCGCGCGAATGGACACCGGCAGTTCCGAAAACCGCCCGCCGTTCTCGTACAGGCCGCGCAGCGCAGTGACGACGGCCTCGTCATCGCGTTGCTTGAGTGCGGCCGTCTGCATGTTGAATTGGCGCTCGGCCTCCACGCGCGCAATCTTGAGCCGTTCCGGGTTGCCGGCCAGGCGTGGGTCGTTCTGCAACTGCGCCTCGATGTCGGCCAGTGTCGGCCGCGCTGGGCGCCCTTGGCCGGCGTTGTACGCCTGCATGTTCTTGACCACGTAGTCCTGCGTTTCCTTCGGCAGTAGCGCCAGCCAGTTGCCGTCCTTGGCGTCTTTCAGCGCCGATTGCAGCGCGCCGGGGCCGGCGTTGTAGGCGGCGTAGGCTTTCGGCAGGTCGCCGCCGAAGTCGCGCAATTGCTTCTGGAAATAGGCCATGCCCAGCGCGCGGTTGTAGGCGGCATTGTTGCGGTAACGGTTCTCGTCCCACGGCAGGCCCGCCAGCTTGGCGGCCTCGGGCGCGGTGTCGGGCATGACCTGGGCGATGCCGACCGCGCCTTTGGGCGAGGTAAGCGGTTTGCCGTGCGCGCCGAACTGTCGGCCGCCTGACTCGGTGCCCACGGCGATGTTGAACGCGCGCTCGCCATCGCTCACCTGGATGGGAACCTTGCCGACAGCATCGGTAGCGGCAGCAAGTCCGGCGCGGCCGTCCATGTCCTTGGTGATATGACCGCGCACCGTGAGGATGTCGTCGGCGTCCATCTGCCCGGAATACTTGTTGAGGTAGGCCGAGGCATAGGTCGGGTTGTTTTGTTCCAGCGCCGACATGAGCGCAATCTTGTGCGCGTTGCTGGTCAGTTTGCGCGCCTGTGCCTCCTGCCACTCGGCGGATTTGCCCAGCAATTGCGCCTGCCGGAAGGTTTCGGCCTTTATGCGATCGACAGCCGAATTGATGGCGTCGGGGTTGTTCCAGTTCAGGGCGATGTCGCGCAGCGCCGTGGACTGGATGCCCTCGGACGTGGAAAGCGCGTAGGTCTTGTACTCGCTGGCCTCGTGCTGCACAGCTTGACCACGGAACGAGGTCAGGATGTCGTTGGAATGGAGCGCGAAAGCCCGGCGCTGGGCGTCGTTACCCAGGGTGCCGGCGATGTCGTCAATGCTGCGCTTGAGGGTGTCGGAGTATTCGTCGGCCAGGGGCTTGCCGTCCGGCCGTTCCAGTGCGTTGATGCCGCGCAGGTTGGTGAAGCCCACGTCCTTGTCGTAGGTCAAGCGCAGCGCGGCTTCCTTGGCTTTATTGAGGGCGTCGTCGACGCGCAACTGGTTGGCCTGCTGCTGCATGTCGAGGGCAACCTGCCCGATTTGCTGACCGCCTGCCATCATCGCGCGGCCCATTTGCTGCGCTTGCTGCCCGGCCACGTCCGGCATTTCCGGCATGGTCATGCGGGTTTGCGGCAACGTGTTCGGCGTGGCCTGGAAACTGTCGTAGGTTGGAACGCGCGGCATGCTTTACCCTTCGATGAGGGAGTACCAGGAACCGGCGACACTGGCCGCGCTTCCCAGCAAGGAACCCGCCGCCGAACCGAAAGGACTGATTGCGCCGGCCGTCGCGCGTTTGGTCAGGGCCTCGTTCTGGAAATTCACGGCCTGGGTGCGGTAGCCCCAGGCACTGCGCACCGCGTTGGCGGTCAGGGTGTTGGCGTCAATCGTTTTCATGATGTCGGTCGACGCCTGAATCTCCACCGCGTTGCCTTCGCCCAAATCCACCCCATTGGCCGCAAGCGCCGCGCGTTGCCGGCTCTTCAAACGTCCGGCGTTGAGCGTGAGGGCGCCGACCTGCTGCTGGCCTTGGTAAAGGGCGGATTGCGCGCCGAGTTCGGCAATACGAGCATTGACATCGGCAACCGCCGCCTGCCCTTGCATCGTTGCCTTCTGCGTCGCCGCGCTGTAATAGCTGCCAATGGCGGAAGTAACCCCGCCACCGATCTGGCCGATAAGCGAAGCTGATGCCAGTTGGCTAGAGGAAAATCCCATGCTCAAAACTCCGAGAGAATGGCAGCAAGGTAATGCGCGTCCCCTCGGATACGCGCACCCTAGCCACCGAGCGCAACCTCGGCCGTCAGGCTCACCACTGTGAGCGGCAACGGGTCGGACTGCCGCACGAAGATTTGCCCGCTATCGGCCCACGAGGGGGTGAGCACAAGCGGGATTTCTTCACTCTTCAAGGCCGGCGGCGCGCCGTAGTTTTCCGTGGTGCGCTGCTTGGCCTCGGTCAGTTCGCTGACGCTCGGCCCCACGAAGATGCCCGAGGACCGATAGACGCGCAGCCACACCTTATTCACGTTCTTGAACCGGCCTTGCCCGAAGCTGCCGTCCTGTAGCTGCACGGCGAGCGGCAGGGTTTGAAGGTCGGCCTCGATGGGCAGGCCGATTTGCACCGTGCTGGCCTCGATGTCCAGGGTGATGCTGCCGCCCGTGACCACGCGCTGCGGATGCACCGCACCATCGGCCAGGATGCTGACGGTTTTGCCTTCGAGGTGGCCCAGGCCGCTGATAACGTCGGCCGGCACGCCCGAGTATGTGGCGCCGCAATCGACGAAGAAGGCGTCGGCCTGGTCGCTGAACTGACGCGAGGCCATGCGCTCGACGTAGCGCACGCTGGCACCGTTGATCGTGCGGCGAATCACGCAATAGAGCGCGTCCTCGCCGCCCTCGGCCACCACGGTGCAGGACTCGAACACGCCGTCCGTGTCGTGCCAGTGCCAGGCGCCGACCTGTTGCTCGGGTACGTAGGTGAGGCCCAGCAGCCGGCCGGACGTGGAAACGAACCAGACCATTGGCTGCGGCGCCTTGGCATAGGCCATATCCACAATGTCGAACGTGTCGAACAAGTGCGCCGCACGCAGGGACAGATCCCCGGTAATGAAGCCGCTGGCCTGCCAGTTGTAGGCCAGTTCGCGCACGTGGCCGCCGCGCGCGGCGCCGTAAATCAGGGTGTTGTTGATGATGACCGGCTGCACGTTCGACGAACCCACGTAGGACTGCGGGCGCACGCTGATGGTGCTGGGCGTGATGGCGTCGCTATTCACCGACGTGACGCGCCACTCGGCCGAGGACGTGAGCAGCAGCAGTTGGGTGAGCGGCACGATATGGCGAATGGTGTTCGCCTCGCGTGCTGCCACCCGGAAGGCGATGCGGTCGTCGTCCCGAATCGGCAGCGAATAACTCATGTTCGATTCGGTGCCCGACTTGGTCATCCAGATGTTTTGCGGCTTGTTGGTCGTGCCGGCAAAGCATCGCCGCTGCTCGAAGTAGGACACGGCGCCAGGATAGTCGCCGGCCCCGTTGAACACGCTGTCGTACAGGGGCGGGGTTTTGCCCAGGTCCGGGCTGATGTTGTCGTCGACGATGGACAGGCCCGTGGTTTGGCCGATGTAGCCGTATAGGCCGCCTTGCAGCTTATAGACGTTGTAGCGCGATGCGCCGGTCACTGCCGCCCACGAGATTGTCACGGTGGCGCCGGTTTGGAACAGGTTGCCGCCCACGCTCGACGATGCCGAGGCGGCCGACTCGCTGACGCCTTCGGAATCCACCGCCGTGACCACGTAGTAGTAGGTGTACTTGACCGAGGTATGCCCGGCGGCCGATAGCGAGGGCGCACCGGGCGCGGCAATCGAGGCCGCGAAGGACAGGGTCGTCAATTGCCAGTTGGTCGCCCCCAGGCGGCGCAGTTCGCGCGGTGCGTAGTTGGGATGCACCAGCGTGAGCACGTCGGCCGACTGCACATAATGCACGTCGAACAGGTCGGCCTCGGCGTAGGGGTTGGCGATTTCGTAGGGCACGCCCCCGCTCATCAAGGTGGCCCCCTGGGTATGGAAGCGGAAGTAGCCCGGCCCCATTTCGATGACCATGGTTTGCGTCGTCGAATAGGTGAAGGGGATCAACCGCACCTTCTTGGTGGAGTCCTTCACCGCGCGCACAAAGGCGAAGCCGGGCCGGTTCTCGGCCGGGCCTTGCGGCTTGGTGATGAAGTTGCGGCAGCGGGCAAGGCCCGACTGATACTTGGCGTCGTCGTTGCGCCCGAACATTTCCGGGCTTATTTCGCCACCAGAGAACGAGCGTTGCAGGGTGCGGATATTTGCCACGGCTTACCTCCCGGCGATCCAGGCGGGCGTGTGTTCAGGGCGCACCTTGCGCTGGTTGGCGTCCGAAACCTTGGCATTGGAGAAGGCCAGCAAGAAACTCTGCAGGCACGCCTTCGACATGGCAGCGCCCGCGTCACCCTTGAGCACCGGGCCGGCCAGATAGGACGCCAGCAGCCAGGCGAGTGCATCGACAAACAGCGGCGAGAACTTGGTGGTGTCGGTCACGCGGGCGACGAAGCGCAGGCTGGCGTCCTCCTGATTGGTCAGGATGATGGCTGTGCCGTTGGTGTCGCTTTCAGCCTCGTATGGCTGGGTTTCGTCATCGTTCGACGCGGTGGCCGAGAGCACGCCCAGCAGTTTGAGCGCGCCGGTCGGCTCGGCATAGGCGAAGGACCAGTCCCAGGACGGCACGGTCAGCTTGGCAAGCTGCACGCGCCGGGTGGCGAATTTCCAGGCGTGCATTTCCAGCAGGCAGTCGCGGGCGATGGCGTAAAAGCGTGCGCAGTGTTCCGCCTGGGCCGAGCCCTCGGGCGGGTCAATGCTCGCCACCGTGGCGTTGTCGCCCAGGTGCGCGAGCGCGAGGTTGCAAATATCAACTTCCGAGGCCATGGGCACCTCCTAGAAAAACGGGGGCGCAAGGCCCCCGCAAGCTGCTGGCTACCACCTTGGAGAAGATCAAACCAGGTCGTCGGCGGGCTTCTCGCTGGCCGGGGCTTCGGGCTTCTTGCCGCCCTTGCCGTTGGCCTTCTGCTCGACCGGCTGGAACCACGAGCCCTTGGTACCGTCCGGCACCTCGAACTCGTCGCCCGGCTCGCGCAGTTTTCCGAAATAGCCCAGCTTGGTTGCAATCACTTTCATGCTGTCACCTCATTAAGCGATGCGAGCGCTATCCGGCTGCGCGATGTTCTGCTGGATGCCGGTAACGATCTGTGCGGAGAACTTGCCGGCGGTCAGCGGGCCGGTGCCGATGGTGTAATACACCCGGCAGTAGCGGCGCAGCTTGGTGGGCATCGGGATGACGACCTGTTGGCCGGCGGCGAGGCTCGCCTTACCGATGGCGGCAGTGACGGCCACGTCGGCGAAGTTGGAGTTGTCGGCCGAGTCCTGCACCGAGAACTTGACGGTCGCGGCGCCAGCGGCTGCGGCCGACTCATCCACGGTGATGACCATATTGCTGCGGTCATCAAGGCCGACGTTGGGATTGGCCTGGCCGAAGTCGATCACGTCGGTGGAGGCCGCGCTCGCGGTGACGGCCTGGCCGTCCGAGACTTGGAGCAGTTTGTCGATAATCATGGCTGGGATTCCTTTCTGGATTCGTGATCGGGGGCGGTCGCCCGCCCCCGGCCTGTTACACCACGCGGGCCTCGGTCAGCAGCAGCGCATCGGTACGGCGGCACGGGATGCCGTCGAACGCGACCACCTTCTTGCCGGCGATTTCTTCCATCGTCAGCGTCGAGGCCGCCACCTTGTTGGTGATCTGGCGGCGCAGGAAGCTGCGAATTTTGCGCGGCATGTAGAAGGCCGGGCGGCCCATACCGACGTTCGGCACCAGTTCGAGCGCCTGGGTCATCAAGTCGATGAGGTCGGCGCCCGCGCTGGCGTTTTTGGTCAGGTCGGACACGTCGATGTTGGCGATACGAACCACATAGCGCCAGTCGCGCAGGGTCAGGCCGATGTCCCACTTGTAGTGGGTGCGGTAGCCCTGGTAGCGGCCGCCGGCGGCGTCGATCAGCGTGTCCTCGCCGAGGTCACTCGATTGCAGGCCGGCCTGCGAACCCTTCGGGTAGATGGTATGCAGGGTGTTCGGCCCCCACACCGTCAGCCAGATGGATGCGTTGTCGCTGCCCGTGCCGCCGGCGTCGATGATGTTCTGGCCGTTCTCCGCGGACAGGCTGTTGAAGCGCGGCGTCAGGCCCATGAACTTCTCGGCGTCGATGCTGGAATCGCCGTAGAACAGCGTGGTCGCCTGGGTCTGGTTCATGCCTTCGATGAAGGCGCGGTCTTCGGACAGGCGCCAGGCGGCGGAATTGCCGTTGAGGTCGGCCAGGGCCTTGTCCACTTCGGCGTAGGTTTCCAGCATCCCCATGCTGTCCTTGACCTGCACGGTGCGGGACTTCTCGGGCTGCACGCCATAGTTCAGCTTGCGCCAGGTGCCGGTGGGCAGGCCGCTGCGAACCGTGGTCTTGTGCTCGGTGAAACCGTTGGCCTCGATGACGGTCATGTCGTCGAGGATTTCGTTGGTTTCGTTCAGCATTTCGACGATCTGCGGGTCGATCTTGCCGTCCGGGGTCATGCGGGCCGCGACATCGGCCAGCGTCGGGTTGGTGGTGGAAAGAGTAGGCATTTGGAACGCTCCTTTACGGGTTCATGTTGGAAGCTGCATAGAGGCGCCGCGCATCGCCCTGCTTGGGCTGGTTGCCGTTGTTGCCGGCCACGAGGCGGTCTTCACTGATTGCCAGGCCGGCCCGGTAGAACACCCGGATGATTTCGGGGTGATTGCCCAGGCCGGTTTTGTTCAGCAGCGTGGTGAGTTCGGGCGTGCCGAAGGCGTCGCGCGCCTTCTTGGCCGTGGCAAGGTTTTCTTGCAGCTTGTCGCCGCCGAACTCCTTGTCGGCCGTGGACGAGGCAACCCAGGTTTCGGGCAGGCCGCCAATGTCCGCGTAGAACTCGCCGACTTGCTCGGCATGGCGCGCCTGCATCACAGGCAGCATCTTGTCGAGCACCAGTTGCGCCTTGTCCTGGGGCATGTCCAGTTCCTTGGCGACTTCGGAAAAGGCGCCCAGCACACCGTCGTCGAATGCCACGCCTTCGGGGGCCTGGAATTCGTATTGCTCGGGTGCGCCTTGCGGCTTCGCCTTGTCGTCGCCCTCGGTCTTGGCAGCGCCCGCGGCCGGCTGCTGGCCTTGGGTGCCTTGCTCCTGGGTCGGCTGTTGCTGCTGTTGGCCGTCGTTGCCCGCACCAGTAGCGGACTGTTCGGCGGCCGGTTGCGATGCGGGCTGGCCTTCAGTGGTCGTTGCGGCTTCCGTCATCAGCGTTTCGGTTGTCATGGATCTGTTCCTTCACCATTACGGGATAAAGCTCCGGGCAGAGCGTGTGAATTTGCGCCAGGATGCGCAGGCCCTCGTTCCTGTTCCCCTCGTTGAACGCCATCGTCATCGAGTTGGTATTGAACGAAAGCCGGAAAACCCCGGCTCGGTCCAGAAAGCGCCACACGATGCAACGCCCCCGCTTGCTGCCCATGAGCCATTTCAGGTCCGACTCTTCCGTGTCCTTCGCCAGTCTGTTGCGCAGGTCGGTGTCGGCCTTTGCACGCTCTTGGCTTCGAATGTCGGTCGGGTCGTAATTGCTCATGGTCGCAATCTATTGGGCATGCGTCGCAGTACGCGCACCCCTATCAGGTGTAACCGCTGAACGCGCGGGTCACGTCGGTGAGCGCGCTTTGCTTGCTGGTATCCACGCTGCCTAGCTTTTGCGCGGTGTCGGCGCCCTGGTTGAGCAGCGCGGCCTGCTGCTGGGCCTGGGCTGCTTCGGCGCGCTGCTTGCGGATCAAGGCCACCTGTTCGCCCGGCACGATCAACTCGGGGTCGATGCCCAGCATGTCGGCGTAGGCGTCGGCCCAGCGGTCGGCGTCGAACTTGTCGAGGACTTCCGGCTTGATGCCGGCCACCGCGCCCAGGTTGCCGACGAAGCGATCCACCGAGTTGGTGGCAATCGCGCGCTGCGCCTGGGCCAGCATGCTGACGAACTCGACGTTCAGTTCCATGCCCTGCAATTCGTCCGGCGGGGGCGGCACGATGTTGGCCTCGACCATGCGCGAAAAGGTCATTTCGATGAGCGGGTCGAGGATTTCGTTGTGCATCCGTTCGAGCACCGGCCCCAGCATGAGCAGCTTTTCCTCGTGGCGCTCGGCCACCTCGGTGGCGGTCATTTGCGGGTTGGTGCCGTTGGCAAACATGAGGAACAGGTCAGCGTAAAAGCTGCCCTTGATGCGCTCGCGCACGTCCTGGATGTCGGCCAGCAGGTGTGACAGGTCGATATTGACCTCGAAGGCCGAGCGGATGCCGCCGTTGGGGGCGGCCGAATCCACGAAGGAAATGCCGCCGGGCAAGGTATCCACGTCGCGCGACTTCAAGGACGTGGGCGCCTGCAGCGGGGGCTTGGTCTTGTAGTCGATGCCCTGGGCCTTGCGCAGTTGCTCGTGCTGCAATTGCTTGATGTCGCCCAGCGCTTCCATGGCCGGCGAGTTGCCGTAAATGTCGCCGCCGGACGTAGCCCAGCGCGGGCACAAGGCCGGGAATTCCTTGAAGCCCGAGTCCCGCAGGATCTGGTCCTCGTTGCCGCCGTGCTCGAAATAGACCGACTTCCACGCCATGTTGCGGTCGTCGCGCTTGGTCACGTCGCGGTCGACACGCGGCTCGATGGCGTGCATGATCGTGACCCACTGTTCCAGGGCGCCACGGTCGAAAAGGGTTTGCACGGTCGGGCTGCAATTGTCGCGGCCGAACTCGCGCACCATTTGCGCCACGGTCATTTGGAATTCGCGGTAAAGCGTGTTGATCTGGCCGCGATGGTCGGCGGCCATGGCGAACTCGCCCGTGGTCAGCGTGTAGTGGTGGATGACCGAATTGAAGTCCGCCAGCACGATGGCGCCCGCCGTGCCGAAGGCGCCCAATTCCTCATACATCGAGTGCAGGGCGCGGTAGGTGTTGGACTTGGCAAACACCATTTGCATGAGGCGGGTAACGTCGGCCAGCCACGCCTTGACGGCCGCCGACTCATCCAACTGCGGGTCGGACGTGGTAAGGCGGAACCAGGGCCGCGCCGGGCTGGTCATGCCGGCCATCATGCCGGCGGCGAGCACGCGCAGCGCGCGGGTGCCCGTGCTGTCGTAAATGTTGTTATGCCGCTTGTCGCCCCGGTTGCGGTCATCGACGAAGAAGCGCCCCGCGCGCGGCAGCAGGTAGTCGCTGATTTCCTTCCAGTGCGACATCCAGCTTTCGCGCTCGGTGCGCAGTTGCCCCCAGCGCGAAAGCAGCAGTTTGCGCTCGGTTTGCTCGGCCACGTTATTGCCCCAGCAGAGTGGACTTGCCCAGGGTGAGGGCCGATTGGTCAACGCCCTGCGGGCCGGTCAGCATGGTGCCGGATGCGCCGGCCTTGCCCGCCTGGGTCGCCCAGTCGAGCGCGGCGCCGGTATCGGCCCGCTTGGTGTTCGCTCGGTTGGTCGCCTCGTCGGCGGCCTTCTCCTGCTTCTTGGCGTTGGCCTCGGCCTGCTGTCTTGCCTTTTTGGCGGCCTTCTTCTGCTGCTGCCCGTTGTTGTAGGCGATTGCAGTGGCAGCAACTGCGGCCACGGCCATGACTCCGGTAGCTGCACCCGACATGATTACTCTCCTGTGATGTTGATGCGATTCACGGCGCCCGGCTTGCGTGAGAACAGCAAGTGCGCCTCGTCGGTAAATTCGTCCTCGGCCTCGGCCACGGTCTTGGCCTGGGTGGCGAACACCATGGTCAAGCGCGTGTCGGCATGGGCGAGGAATGCCTGGCGGCGGTGCGCACTGGCGGCGAGCACGTGGTAGCCCACCAGCGTGGTGGCGTCGTCGCCGGCATTGACCGTGGCGTTGCCGTCGAATACCAGCAGCGTGGGCACGCGGATGAACACCCCCGTGAGCACCACACCGGCCGGAATGCAGATCGTTCGCGCGTACATGCCGCCATGCAGCACGTGGTCGGTGGCAATCTCGACTTGCGGCAGGTCGCGCGTGATGGCTTCCAGTTCGCGCACCTTGTCGATAGCCTGGGCCGTCATGGCGGGAATGCGGCTTTCTGCCGCCACAAGGCCGCTCACAGCAGCCCCCGGAAGAAAATGCGGTTGGTTTCGTGGTAGCCCACGCGCGGCAGCAATCGCTCAAGGCGCCCGCCGGCTGGGGCAGTCACGTACAGGCCGCCGGCCCCTGCCTCGGCCGCCACTTCCTCGGCGGCGTGCAGCAGCTTCAAGCCGGCGCCACCAGCGCGGTGTGCCTCGGCCACGAACAGGGTTTCAGTCGAGGCGACTACCTTGCCGCCGAAGTGCAGCACGGGCGCAATCAGCACGGCGCACATGCCGACCAGTTCCTCGCCGACGAACACGCCCAGGGGGTGCAGTAGGCCGGCGTCGACCATGCGGGCGTAGCCTTCGCGGTCTGGTAGCGCCCCCATCATGTCGGGGTTGCGCAGCGATTCGGCCCGGTACTCGTCGCACAGGGCGGCGAACACAGGCGAGTCGAAGGCTTCGTCTACGGTGATGGTGCGAATGGTCGGTTCCATGCGCGCAAGACTAGGGGGCCTGTTATCAGGTACGCGCACCCGGTAAAATGCAATTTGCAACGGATAACCGGCAGGGAGGATTGCTGCATTTGCCGCGCTGGCTGCGGGTTGCGCCACAACGGGAGCGCGCCCGCCGTTCATCATCAAGGGCACCGAGAACGCAGTGTCCGTGAATTGGGCGCATTCGACGCGCGGCGCCACGGGCGCCCTGGAAGCTGCCCAGGCGCATTGTGCGAAGTACGGCCGGCACGCACAGTTCGCCGGCAAAGTGACCGACTTCGAACTGGCCTACAACTGCGTCAAGTAGCGTAAGGATCGTAATCCCGGCGGCGCCGCTGGCCCATGGCTTCGACGACCGAGCGCTTCGGCGTGTCCATGAGCGCGAGGACGTAGGCGCTGCCAAAGTCCGGCGAGCGGCCGATCTTCTCGATGATGTCCTCGCGGCTCGCCACCTTGAGCGTGGCACCAGACAGCGACCACGTGGGGGCGGTGAGGTCGGCGAGCAGCCGCGAGTCAGGCGGCAGCGCGATGCCCGTGTTGTTGGTCGGGTCCAGGGCTTCACGCATCCGCCACCATAGCTCGCTGCGCAGGTTCTTGAAGCGCAGGCGGCCCGACTTGTCGGTGCCCACGGCGGACTCGGCGACATTGACGCCGACGACCTGCTGCCCGGCCTCGTTGAGGAAGTCGTAGGGGCTGGCGCCCACGCCGATCACGTCCAGGTGGATGACCGCGTGGTCGCGCAGCGCAGCGATGGCCAGCCCGGCCACGGTCGGGCCGTCCGGCGTGTCCTTGCCGGGGTAGGTCAGCGGCACGTCGAACCACATGGCGTGCCGGCGGGCCAGGATGGTGTTGTCGCGCCCGCCGCGGGCCACGTCCACGCCCAGGCTGTCCATCGGTGCCAGTCGGTCGGGCCGCTTCCACCGCGCCTGCGCGGCCTCGACCCATGCTGTCGGGATGACCTGCCACGGGTCGTCCTCGATGCCCGCGTTGAAGTCGCCGTAAAGCATCTGGCTGCGCAATGGTTCGGGCAACGATTGCAAGGTGACGAGATACCCGCTATCGACGTAGTACGGGTTATCGGTCACACGCGCCGGGATGAACGTGCGCGACTTGGGCTGGATGATGTCCTCGGGGTTGTAGTCCGCAGGGTCGAAGTCGTACTCGACGCGCCCGCCCACCAGCACGAAGGGGGCCGACGACAGCGGGTTGCCGTCCGAGTCGAACCACGTGTCGCGCGATCCGCCGTTACCATCGGGCAGCATCGCCACCCAGCGCAGCGCGCCCGGCGCCGTGGGGTACAGCGGGTGCTTCTTGTCCAGCCACGGCGCGAAGAAGTCGATAACCCACCGGCCCTCGCTGGTGGTCGGCGGGTTGAAGGTCATGAGCACGCGCGACCGCTGGCCCGGTTTGTTTGTGCGATTCCAGCCCATGACGAAGCGCACCTGCTGCTCGCGCTGCTCGGTCACTTCATCGAATGCCTTGAGGTCGTGCGGCCGGCCTTGCCACCGGCGCTCGTCGCCGGGGTTGTCCAGGCCGGCCAGTTCGCATAGCCGGCCGCCGGGCAGGCGCCAGAATCCCTTTTGCGAATTGTAACCATCCGTGCCGCCCATGATTTCCGTCATGCGCTGCACGAAGCCCTCGGTCTGCGCTTTCTCGCGCCGCACGATGAGGGCGCGCTCGTGCTTGGTCAGGGTCAGGCCCGCGATGAGGTCGGTTTTGCCGCCGCCGGCGGCGCCCCCGTAGCCGATAATGTCGGCGTCGGAGTTGTACGCCGCGGTCTGCGGCCCAGGCAGTGGCAACCACGGCGGCGCGGTCGCCAGCAGCGCGTCCACCTCGGCGAGTTCTGCCGGCGTCATGTACGCCATCAGCCGGCGGATTTCGGCAACGCTGCTCATACCAGCCCCGCGGCGGGGTCGTCGTCCTCACCAGCGGCAGCACGCTGGGCGCGCTGCTGGGCGGCGGCAACAATGGCCGCGATGCGCGCGGCGCGCTCGGTATCGTTGATCTGCACCGGGCCGCCGTTGGCGCCGGTCAGTTCCATGCGGGTGTTTTCCCGGTACTTGTCTGGGGCGTGGGCCTTGAGCAGGAAGATGGCAAGGGTGTCGCTGTACTTGCGCACGCTGCCGCACTCGTCGCCCTTGTAGAAAACCGGCTCGTCGGTGCCCTCGAACGCACGGCGGTGCGCTTCATCCTCAAGGGCCAGCAGGCCGGCCTTCATGGCACGTTCCCAGGCCAAGGCGAAGTCGGCGTCGGCTTCTCGCCAGTTGTAGGCGGTTTGGCGCGAAATGCCCACGGCAGCGCACGCCCGGCCGACGTTGCAAGTCTCGGCCAGGGCTGCGCAAAACGCGGTGAGCTTTTCAGGTGTCAATTTCATGCTGCCCATTCCAGCCTACTGCCCATCCGGTACGCGCACGGTTTTGAAGTTGGCCGCGTACTGGCACCGACGACGCCCGGTGCAAATGTCGCGCACCGTGCTCTTCGGCATTTCCACCAGGCGCGCAATCTCGCCATAGCTTTTGCCGTCGTCGCGCAGGGTCAAAACCATTTCGATTTCCCCGTTCGTGTATCGGGCGTTTTGATGATCCTGACCAATCCGCAAACCTCGTTCATTCACCGCCACCGTTTTCTGCATGCGCCGCCCTCCTTTGAATCTGCAATTTCTTGCGTGGGACGTTAAGGACGATTGCAATGGAAATTTATAAAACTCCCTATACGTGTACATGGGGAGTTATAAAAAAACTCGTCGCAATCGTCCTTAACGTCCCATATACTCCATTGCAATCACCCTTAACCTCGTTGCAACAGAGAAATCATGGTGTTCACTCCTTGAAAAATTGGGGGTATTGACGCTTGACCCGCTCGGTGGCTTTCTCGATGGCTTTCACACGCGCGAGCGGGTCGGCTCGCGTGATGGGCGTTTGTGCCGCCTGTTGCAGCAGGCGCATGGCCTCGGGCGGCAGCGTCGTTTGAACAGGCTGGCGGTTCTTCACACCAAGTCCTCCACGGTTTCGCCGCTCACCGCTGGGAACTCGTAAGGCTCGAGCATGCGCAGCCAGCGCAACTGCGCACAGGCGGCGGCTCCTGGCGGCGCTCCAGCACCTTGGCCGGATCACCTCGATCGGATCGGCGGGCCCAGGTCATGCTGTGCGCTCGTGCGCCACGGCGCCGGCCTTTCGCGTGCGCCGCGTCTTGGACTTGGCCGGCGGTGCGGCCCACTCCCGCTTTTCCTTGGCGATGGCCAGATGCAGGATCGCCAGCGCGTCGGCGTTGTTGTCGTCCACAGCGGCAAACCCGCGCACCTTGGCCTGCATGAGCATGTCGTCCTTCTTGGCCACGCCGGAGCCGGTCCAATGCTTCTTGATCTGCCCCACGCCGAAAGGAACCAGGGCCACGCGGTGCTGGTCGGCCACCATCTCGAGCATGGCGCGGAAGCCGCCATAGGCATGCGCGGCCAGTACCTGGCCCGGGCCATGGCGCTTGACGTCCTCGAAAGCGATCTGCGTAATGCTGTGTTCGGTGATGGTCGCCGACAGCCAAGACCGAAAGCGCAGCCATTTCTGGCCTGGCGCCCAGCTCGCGCGCGGCGTGAATTCCTCGGTGCCGTGCACCATGCGGCCGTCGCGCCGGCGCAGCGCGTAGCCGGTCTTCGTGCCCAGGTCCAGCGCCAGGATGTTGACGTTCAGCGCGGGTGCCTCGCCGGGGGCCGAACTTGACGAATTGCGCAAATTGGCAATTTCGCCCTGCGCGCGCGCGAAGCTGTCCGGGACGCACACCATGCAGCCGTCGCAGCCGCGCGCCTGGCACTGCATCGCCGTCCTGGCCAGCGTGCCGGCCAGCGGGTCGTAGGGGTCGGTGAGGTTGGGTGAGGCGTTCATGCGTCGGTTTCCTCGGGTTGGGTCTGGTCCAGCCAGGTGGTGCCCTGGCCGGCGCGTTTCGGGGTGCCCATGTGTTCCTGGGGCTGGCGGCACTCGTCGCCCAGCACGCGGAGCATGTGCACGCCCAGGTGGTAGGCGGTGACGCCGCGCACGCTGGGCACCTTCTCCAGCAGGTCGGCGCGGCCCAGGGCCTTGATGCGATCCCGCACCTTGCGGCTGACGGTGTCACCCTTGGAACGGTTGACCAGCCAGTAGGCAGCCAGGAACAGGGCCTTGCGGTTCTGGACCCGCGCGCTGATATCGTCGAACTCGGACCGCGGCGCGCCGAAGTGCAGGCGGCAGTGCCAATCCTTGCCGCCCCGAGTGCTGTCGGTCATCGTGCCCGGCAGGCAGCAGCCGTAGGCAGCGCAGACGCCATAGCCCCCGCTTTCGTTGCCGCCCACGGCGGCGCTGGCTTCGGCGTAGCTGCTCATGCGCGGACCCCTTGCTGGTGCTGGGCGACCTTGGCCGCCGTCTCGGCCTTCAGGACGTCGAGGCGGTCACGCTCGGCCTGGCCGGCCTGCTCTGCGGCGCGGCGGCGTTTCTCGGATGGGGACAGCGCGCCGGCCAGTAGCTTGCGCAGGCGCGCGATGTTCTCGGCGGCGACGGCGTCATCGCCCAGACCACCCGAAGGATCAGGCGGCGGCAGCAGCGCGGCGACGTGCGGCGCCGGCAACAGGCCGGCCGTTCCGGCGGCGGTCAGCGCACGCTCGCGGCGGTCGGGGTCCCAACCGAGGGATACCTGCCAGGCCACCGGCTGGCGATCATGGCGAGCCCGCGCCACCAGCCGGTCGTAGGCGCCCTTGAACGCCATGCGCGCGCCCACCTCGTCGCCCAGGTCCAGCACGGTGCGGCACGCCGCGAAGGCTTGCGCCGTCTCCAGTGTCCAGACCACCGTTTCCGCCTCGTCGCGCGACACCAGCGCGGTGGCCCATGCTTCGTCAGCGGTGGGCCGGCTGTCGCCGGTGCCGTGACCAAGCAGCGCCAGGATCTGCGCCGGCGTCGGCGGGAACTTGACCTCGTTGGCCACGTACTGCGAGAACGCGGCGCTCACCGCTGGGAACTCGTAAGGCTCGAGCATGCGCAGCCAGAGCAACTGCGTGGCCGGCTGCGGCGGCAGCCGGTTGTAGGCATCGAAGACGCCGGCCAGCAGCTCGGCGAAGGCGGAAACGTCGCGGCTGTGCATCAGGCTTGCTCCATGTCGATGGTGCCGCTGTCGTTGCCGCCGTGGCCCGCCAGGCGCAGGAATTCCTGCTTGCGGCGATCTGCCTCGCTCACGGCAGGCGCCGGGCGTGGCCCGAAGCCTTGTTTCGGGGGGAACAGTCCCTGCCAGCTCTTGCCGATGCAGTGCCGAATGACGTCGTCCGGCTGATGGCCCTGACCGCGGAAGGTCCCCAGGTCTTCGATCTGCTGGCGCGCGGTTTCCTCGGTGATCGGCTTTTTCAGCTGCACGCGGTGGCGGACCCAGCGCTCCCAGCTTTCCGCTGGCAGCCAGTCCGGCAGGTCGACCTTCATCGCGTCGAAGCCCGAGTCCTTCGGCTTGCGCACGCGCTTATTGGTTGTTCCTGGTTGTTCCCTTGGTTGTTCTTGGTTGTTAGACCGCAGCTGCTGCGGGGGTGACTGCGGGATTTGCGGGGGTACCACCGCAGCTACTGCGGGGGTGACTGCGGGATTTGCGGGGGTGCAGCTACTGCGGGGGCGCAACTGCTGCGGGGGTTGTTGAAAGGAATTCGCATCGACAACGTAGGTTGTGTGGCGCCCGTTGGCACGGTCGGCCACCACCACCTTGGCCTGTTCCAGCCACTTGATGGCGGCGTGAACAGTGCGCTCGGACAGGCACGTGTATTCGCACAGCGTGGGAATCGATGGCCACGCAGATCCAGCCTCGTCTGCATAGTCGGCCAGCGCCATCAGCACGGCCTTCGGCGAGGAAGGCATTTGCAGTGGCCGGCAGGCTTTCATGACCTCGTAGCTCATGAGCGCACATCCCTGCCGCATCGCTGTGCGAAACTAAGCGCCCATCCAACTAAGGAGTCCCGAATGTCTGACAACGTCCTCAAGGACCACCCCATCAGTTCGATCGAAAAAGCGCTGGGCGACGGCTTGGCAAAACTGCTCGGCAGTAGCGGATCCTCATGGAGGTAGCTGCTGACGTGCTGCGGGTACATGCCGCATAACTCGGCAAGCGTTCGCATCGTCATGCCGCGCGGCTGGCGCATGTCCCAGGCAAGTCTCACCGCCTGGCGGTAGGTCACGCATCGCGCGATTTCCGCCTTGTCTATGAACAGCATTGGTTCAGACGGGCGGATGCGCAGGAAATCGAGGCCAACCCCTTGTTCTCGCTGCATTTTCGAATACGCCTAATAGGGAAATTTCATGGAGTAACAGCGTCGGTAACAGAGTCGGGATATGGAGAATTTGCCTTGTCCCAATCCAGACGGAAACCGAAAAACTGCTGAACCACGCCCAGGAAATCGCCAGGCGTGCCTTCGATGACCCGTCGGAAAAGACGGTCATGGACCTTTTCGACGAGCTGCGCGCAGAGCGAGACCGCCGGGCCTGGGAAGGCTCTGACGCCGCCGGCGCGACGGTGCACTGAGCCATGGCGGCCCGAAACTGGCGAGAACCCCTGTCCGCGGCTACGATCGGCATTGCCCGAATTGCCCGGGCGTGGCGACCAACCACAACCAACTTTCCCCACAGGAGGGGTTCTCATGGACCGTTCGCAGTACCATCACTGCGCCAACCTCTTTGTCGAGATTGCCAAGGCGCAACCAGCCTTGATCCAGTCGAGCGGCCACGGGGCTCTCGCCGGGAAGAGGCTCGCAGAAATGGCCTGGGCGTTCATCGACGAGTTCAACCGGCAGTACGAGGAGAAGGTGACGCCGAACGACTGAGGCCGTTCACGACCTCCCACGCAACAACGGCCGCTTCCGCCACCTGGCGGGCGGCCTTCGCCGGATCGGCTTCGCGGCTCTGGCGCAAGGCGAACGCTGCCGACTTGATCGCCGCGGCGATCACGTCGCGCTGGAATTCGTGCGGAATAACGCCAGGTTCAATCGGGTTGACCATCGAGGCCTCCTTAGCTGTGGGGTGGGAAGTCATGTCAAGCTGCCTCCTGCCGCTCGGCAAATGCGCTTGCGTGGAATTTGAATTGCGGGCTGTTTGCCCTCGCGAAGCAGATTGGCGAGATCGAACAGCGTCAACGCGCGACAGAATGTGCGCTTCAAGACCTCGCCGCCCAGATTCGAGCTCAGACGCGGTAAACAGGTGCGCCCCAGGGTTGCAGCGCAGCTCTTCCTTCAGCACCGCTGCCACCCGGGGCCCGTCTCTCCGCTGTTGCAGCTTGAGCGCCGGACGTATCAACGCCAGCACGAGGCGGGCATATAGGTCACGCATGGCCCGCCTCCTGAGGCCCGCCCTCCGTCGAGATTCGCTCCACCGCAGCCAGGTCATCGCTCAGCAAGCCAAGAGAAGCGGCCAAGCGCGAAAGGGTCGCGTAGCCAGGATTCGGGATATGGCCATTTACGAACTTGGACATCCACGAATGGGATACCTGTGAACTATTGGCGATATCGGCCCACTCGCCGCGTCTGGCAAGGAGCGAATTTCGAACGGATTGGTCGAGGGGCATATGCATAACCGCACATTAGCAAAACTTTGCTATGGAAGCAAGCAACACTTTGCTAGCAAGGCATTGCACACTCGCGACATGAATCGCCCCACCCTAAACGACGTCCTGGCAGCCAATCTAGCAAGGCTTATGGAGAAGACCGGCCATAAGCAGGCTTCGCTCGCCAAATTGTCGGGCGTGGGGCAAACCACAATTAGTCTTTACCTCAATCCCGCGCGGAGGCAGCCTAGCAAGAGCGGCAAGGTGCCGTCGGCTAAATTCGGTGAGGTTGAAGCCTTAGCCGGTGCGCTGGGCGTAGCGCCATGGGATCTGTTGCACCCGGAAGGCGGTGAACCTGCCGCGAGCCAACTGGCGAAGCCTTCCCCTGCTCCGCGCTCCGGCGGCCTGGTCGACATCGAAGCCGCGGCGGATGAGTTTCCGATGCGTATCGGCGGCGTCCCCGCGCCATGGGAGCCAGGCGGCAAGACGACTCGGCAGATGGAACGTGAAGGCTCCCTGAAGCTGAGCCTTGCCGAGTCCGTGGTTGCGAACGTCGCCCCTGGCGATCCTCCCGCGGCCAACGACAAGTTCGAGAAGGTGCCGGAGCTGGCCGATGTGCGGCTATCTGCGGGCGACGGGATCGAGAACCACGCCGAGGACCAAACCGGCATGATCCAGTTCCGCCGCTCGTTCCTGCGCTCGGTGGGCGCCGATGGTGGCCGGGCCCGGGTTGTGTATGCGAAAGGCGACAGTATGGAGCCCGTCATCCGCGACGGCGCCGCCCTGCTGGTCGTACCGGATGAGGGCCTGACGCTGCGCGACCTGGCCGCTGGCGGGATCTACGCCATCAACTACGACGGCAAGATGATCGTGAAGGCCGTGGCCAAGGATCGCCTGACCGGCCGCTGGGTGGCCCGGTCGTTCAACGACCGCTACCAGGATGTCCCGCTGGAGAACGGCGCGCCCGTGCGGGTGCTTGGGCGCGTGGTGTGGGCGGGAGTGCGGCTGGCGTGAGGGATAGTGAGGCGGGGCGGTGGGTGCAGCTTTAAGCAATTGAGCTTGCAAGCCTAGACATTAAAAGACGCCCGAGCGTCGAAAGAAATTGAGTGCAATACAAGCACATAAGGAGATCAGGTTGGCCGGCGAAGTCGTAGTCTTAAGCACTCATGAAGAAGCGCTGCAGTTTTTGCAAACCTTGCTCGATCCGGACTCTTCGGAAGACAGCCTCCCTGAAGATATTGACATCAAAGGTGAGCTGGCCTCAATGCTCATTGAGATTGAGGGCACGAACTATCACTCGTCGGTGACTGGAAATTTATCCAGAGGCCTCTGGGAATTGCAGCAGGAGATTTACCGTGCAGTAGCCGCTACGCTTCATGGCGCGCCTAACATAAAGCGGCTTACAAAGGAAGAACTGCACGACTACAATCTAGTCATTGACGTAGAGGACGGTTGCTCCAAACTCGTCGCCGATCTGAAGGACATCGTTGGCCATCTCAAGGATGCCGTGAACTCCATGGAAAGCAGGCATAAATTGATCTTCTTGGTAACGACCGTCGTAGCATTGACGGCGGGTACTGGCTTGACGTGGATCAAGAATAACGAGATCGCTGCGGATAAGTCTGTTCGCGTGGAGCAAGAGAAGACAGCACAGATGGAGGTTGTCAGAAAGGCGGCTCAAGAAGTCCCGGCGCTCGAGCGTTGGGTTCAAGCCAGCGAGAATGGCGCTCGGTCTATCGCGAAGAGCGTTTCTGATGCCGATTCGCTTTCCATTGGGATTTACTGCAGTCGTAGCGGTTGTTCTAAATAGGCGCAAGAGCGAAGAAATGAAACTGCTGAATGAGGCTCTACAGAAGTCTCTGGCCCAGAATGAGGCCATGCAGTTGCGCCTGCTCCAAACTGTCGACAAGATGGTCGAAGCGCTGCAACCTGCGGTAAAGCAAGCACATGTCCCTATTGGTCGTTCAGTCCAAACGATCTCTGTCTATCAGCAAGGAACCCCGGCTCCCGCCACGGTACTTGACCGAGCATCTAAAGAGCTTGCGAATGCTCCAAAAGATACTTCAATAACCGAGACGCACCCCTACGTTGGCGTGATTTCTGAGCTAGACATGCTATCCGGAAATTGCAAGGTGTCGCTGGACGGCTTCCCGCCTGATGAACGGATAAACGCGGTGATCACAGACCCGGTCGTACAGCGCGCGGACAACGCTTATGTAGTGGCGATGGCGCGGATTTCTCCAGTTGCATTCTTGGCCAAGGCAGAAATCGACGCTGAAGGCGAAATCGTCCGGCTTCACATCAGCGATCTTTCCGCCTAGCCGAGATTCACGTAGCCGCCTCCGGGCGGCTTTTTGTTGCCCCGCCTCCCATTCAGAGAATCTGCTCAACGCTGCCGCAGGTGAGCAACGCCCATCAAAAAGCCGCCCTCTAGGGGCGGCTGATTACTTATCCAATGCTGCATAAAACTGCTTGACCGTAACGCCGGCCTGACTGGCCATCGACTTAATCAAGAAGTCAGAGAACGGTGCCTTAGGACAATCAACCGTAACTTTCCAGCGACGTAAATTGCCCTGTTTAATCCAATTCTCGTGAGATCCTTCCGTGCTCCGATGAGAAAAGCCAAGGTTGGCAAGGATCTTCTTCACCTCTTTGCAAGTAAGAGGCCTCTTCCAGCGGCTCACGCGCCAGCCGGCACCATTGGGATTGCTTCAGAGCCAGCCACGCGGCGGCTGCCACTCTGCCCCGCGACGCAAGTGCGTAGTTTGGCTAGGTAATACTTCAGCCAAAACCCTAGCGGAGCACGACGGGTCAAAAGTTGAGCAGCGTACGGACGATCCTCGCCCTCAAGCGCATCGCGCAAGTAGCCGACAATCATCGAATGGAGGCGTTGCTGTGCCTGCGGCAGCGTGTCTGCTTGTACTGCTAGATTGAAATCCAAGCAGATAAGCGACCATTGGCCATTGCTGCGCTCGCCATAGACTCGCAAGACAAGGGGTAGGTTCTTCATGGGGTGCTCCTTTTCTGCTCGCCTACGTTTCGTAGGGGCGAGCGCCGCCCTTCAGGTGTGCATCCAGGTCGGTGGTGAGGTGATGACGCCGCCTCTACGGCTACTACGAACCCTGTCACGGCAGGGGAAATTCTTGCTCAAATTTGAGCACGTACACACTATAGCCGATTTGGCTACTGTTAAACAGTGTCACGACTTCGGCCCCAAATTCTGGGCCGCAAAATTTAGACCCATCCGCCTCTGCTTCGTTCCCCGCTGCCCGCCTGCGCGGGCTTTTTTTACGCCATCCCTTAGGCCAGCATGCCTCTAGCAAAATTTTGCTTGACTGCTTTAGCAAAGTTTTGCTATTGTTCATTCCAACGCCTCACCACTCACGCATCACGGAGTACCGGGGCACGTTCTTTGACAACTTGGGATTCAGGAGAGGGCGCGCCGGCTTAACGGCTCGCGGACTGGATGATCCACAGTCTGACCGCCAGTGTTGCTGCGCTGCCAACGGCTGGCGATAGCCGGGCGCAACCTCAAGCGCCGCCGTCCGCGCCCTCCCCTGAATCCCTTGTTGTCCGAGATATCGCCCGCGCAGCCGGCATCAACAACAGGAGATAGACGTGAATTTCGAGATCAAGAACCGCTGGACCGGCGCCGTGCTCTTCACGGCTGATGTGCCTGATGAAACCGAGAGCGGCATGGTTGCACGTGTGGCGCTGGAGCAGGCCGTGAAATCCGGCGCGAACCTGGCCCGCGCGGACCTGGCCGGCGCGAACCTGGCCGGCGCGAACCTGGCCGACGCGTACCTGGCCGACGCGGACCTGGCCGGCGCGAACCTGGCCCGCGCGAACCTGGCCCGCGCGAACCTGGCCGGCGCGAACCTGGCCGACGCGTACCTGGCCCGCGCGTACCTGGCCGACGCGTACCTGGCCGACGCGTACCTGGCCGACGCGGACCTGGCCCGCGCGAACCTGGCCTGCGCGAACCTGGCCGGCGCGGACCTGGCCGGCGCGGACCTGGCCCGCGCGAACCTGGCCGGCGCGAACCTGGCCGGCGCGTACCTGGCCCGCGCGAACCTGGCCGGCGCGAGAAACCTGCCGGTTGGCACCGAAGCTACCAGCCCGGTCGAACCATATCAGCGCGACACGCGCCCCGCAGCCGAACGCAATGCAGCGCGCGCCGCGCGCTTCCGCGAACTCAATCCCACCGTGCCCGTAGTTGAAGCGCTGGACGCGAAGATCCTTTCCGCCATCGAGAACGGAAGAGGCGGCCTAGAAATGGGGGCATGGCACACCTGCGAAACGACCCATTGCCGCGCTGGCTGGGCAGTCCATCTGGCGGGCGAAGCTGGCTATGCGCTCGAACGTGAGCACGGGCCGCAGTATGCCGGCCGGATGATCTACATGGCATCCGTTGGCCGTGCGCCGCACTTCTTCGCCAGCAACGAGCTCGCCATGGCCGACCTGCGCGAACAGGCCGCGCAGCAGACCAAGCCCGTGGCCTGACCTTGCCCACCCGCCCCGGTAGGGGCCAGGAGATAACTGTGTCCGATACCAAGGCCACCCTCAAATTCGAAGTCACGCTCGCTGATCTGCGCCGCGATGGTGCATGTTTCGAGGGCTACAACAAGGTCGTCCGTGCCGTTCAGGGCCGTGAGTTTTCCGACGATGACAGCGCGCGCGAAAGCTATATCAAGTTTTCACATGCCGAGCCGGTCGCGTTGACGGCCATCATCGCAAGCAACGGCCTGGATGACGCGCTGTGGGCGCTTCGCTGCGTGCCCGGTGTTGATCGCCATGCGCGCCTGTTCGCCGTCTGGTGCGCTCGCCAAGTTGAACATCTGATGACGGATCAGCGAAGCAAGGACGCGCTGGACGTGGCCGAGCGTTTCGCCAACGGCGAAGCCACCGAGGAAGAGCGGGACGCTGCCAGTGCCGCTGCCAGGGCCGCTGCCAGTGCCGATGCCAGTGCCGCTGCCTGGGACGCTGCCTGGGACGCTGCCAGGGCCGCTGCCAGTGCCGCTGCCTGGGACGCTGCCTGGGCCGCTGCCTGGGACGCTGCCTGGGACGCTGCCTGGTACGCTGCCAGGGCCGCTGCCAGTGCCGCTGCCAGGGCCGCTGCCAGTGCCGCTGCCAGGGCCGCTGCCAGGGCCGCTGCCAGGGCCGCTGCCAGTGCCGCTGCCAGGGCCGCTGCCTGGGACGCTGCCTGGGACGCTGCCTGGGACGCTGCCAGGGCCGCTGCCAGTGCCGATGCCAGGGCCGCTGCCAGTGCCGCTGCCAGGGCCGCTGCCAGGGCCGCTGCCAGTGCCGCTGCCAGGGCCGCTGCCTGGGACGCTGCCAGGGCCGCTGCCAGGGCCGCTGCCCTGGGCGCTGCCAGGGACGCTCAAAAAGAGATGTTCATTGCCATGTGCGAGGGCCGTGCGCCCTGGCAGCAGACCACTTGACCTTCCCCACCCGCCCCGGGTGCCGGGGACAGGAGACACCATGGAAACCACTTACATCAGCGATGAGCAGGCGGTGCAGGTAATGGCCCAGCTCGGCGGTTCGTTCATGAAGCAGCTTGCCCGGCTTTGGATGACGGCCGACCCGCTGCGGCGCGCGCGCCTGAAAGAGGCGTTCCGCGACGACTTCGACCGTTACCGCGACATGGCTGCACGGTCGGACGAGGCCTGACCATGCTTCCCCTCACCTACCCCACCGAGTGCGGCACGGCTGCGGTCGTGCGCCCGCTGACCGACGCCGAGCGGCTGGCCGAGCTGCGGCGCGACCTCGATGCCGACCTGCATTACGCCCTGGTGGCGCAGCGCTGCGTGCGCTGGCCCTATGGCGATCCGGAGCTGGTCGCCGAAGCGCTGTACGCGGCCACGATCGGCGATGCGCAATCCGAAGCGGCGTTCTCGCTGCTGGTCCGTGCCGCGGCGCGCGGAGAGTCCGCGGTGTCGGTCGGCACGCTGTTTGTCGAGTGGACCAAGCTGGCCCGCGCCCGACTGCTGGACACGCTGGTCGAGCTCACCGAAGACGGCCAGCGCGTCACCTTCGGGAGCCGGCAATGAGCCGCCGCCTCATCGCCTACCTGCGCGCCACGCGCCTTGACCTGGACCTGGCCGGATACGCCGCCATGGTCGCCGCGCTGGCGGTAGCCACCGGCCTGATCGGCCCGACCCTCGACGCCCGATCCACCCTCACCGCCTGCGAAGGCTGCGGCAAGACCGCAGTCGCCGCGAAGGAATAACCCTTGAACAACCTCGCCGTCATCACCCAGGACATTTACAACGCCCGCGAGTCCTTCGCGGCCGTGCTGACCGATCAGAGCATCAGCTTCGAGAAGGAAGCGGGCTTCGCCATCCAGGTGCTGCAGAACAATGACTACACCCTGAAGGTCGCGACGGGCAACCGCCAGTCTGTGATCAACGCGGTGACGAACGTGGCCGCGATTGGCATCAGCCTGAACCCCGCGAAGCGCCAGGCGTACCTGGTGCCGCGCGACGGCCGGATCTGCCTGGACATCAGCTACATGGGCCTAATCGACCTGGCCGTAGCTACCGGCTCCATCCGCTGGGCCCAGGCCGAGCTGGTGCGTTCCGCCGACACGTTCGCCCTGAATGGCTTCGATGCCCCGCCCACGCACGTCTTCAATCCCTTCAGCAAAGAACGGGGCGAAATCATCGGGGCCTATGTGGTGGTCAAGACCGCCGACGGCGACTACCTGACCACGCCAATGAGCCGGGACGAAATCGACGGGATCATGAACCGGTCCCAGTCGGTGAAGTCCGGAAAGTCGTCGCCCTGGAAGACCGACTACGGCGAGATGGCCAAAAAGACGGTGGTGAAGCGCGCCTACAAATACTGGCCGAAGAACGACCGCCTGTCGGAGGCGATCCACCACCTGAACACAGACGGCGGCGAAGGCCTGGCCACCACCGCCAGCGCGCCGGTCGATCCCGACCTGCTGCCGCGCCTGCGCAAGGCCGTGGATGCGGCCCGGGATGCCGCCGCCCTGGAGAAGGTCTGGAAAGACGGCTTGGCCGAGGTGCGCGCCACGCGGGACATGGCCATCTACAACGCCTTCAAGTCCGCGGTGGCGGCGCGAGGCGCCGTGCTGCGCGGCGAGGCGGTATCCATCGAACCCCCGCCAGATGACGGCAAGACCATCGACGAGCCGCCCCGCGACCCGTCCGACGACGGCTTCGGCCGCGATGACCAAGGAGGTATCCAGGAATGAACCGCTACATCCTCTCCCCCCATGAGCAGGGCAGCGACGGCTGGCTGCTGGACCGCTGCGGCCGCGTCACCGGGTCGCGCGCCGCCGACATGCTGGCGATGACGGCCAAGAAGGAATGGTCGACCAAGCGCGCCGACTACAAGTTCGAGCTGGCCATCGAAGTACTGACGGGCATGCCCCAAGGCAGCGATTACACCAGCAAGGAAATGCAGTGGGGCATCGATCAGGAGCCGTTCGCCCGCATGGCCTACGAAGAAGCGTCCGGCAATGTCACCATCGAAAGCGGCTTCATGTACCTGCCCGACGTGGCGGCCGGATGCAGCGTTGACGGCCTGTTCGTGGAAGACGGCCGGCGCGGCGTGCTCGAGACGAAGTGCCCGAAAAGCACCACGCACATCCGCTATCTGGAAGCGGGCACGCTGCCGGACCAATATCGCCCGCAGTGCCTGCACAACGTCTGGGTCACCGGTGCGGAGTTCGCCGACTTCGTGTCGTTCGATCCACGGTTCCCGCAAGAGCTGCAGCTGTTCGTCTGCCGCTTCACCCCAACCGCCAAAGAGCTGGCCGACCACGAAAAGGCCGTTCTCCAGTTTCTGGCCGAGCGCGACGAGCTGGTCGCCCAGTTGAAGCGCTTGGCCGCCTGATCTCCCTGGGCGGCGCCGCCACCAACGGAGGAATCCCCAGGCGCCGCCCGCCCTATTACCCACGTAGCACCACTTGGTGCCCTGCCCCATGTTCAGCATCCACCAACAAGAGTGCCGCATGCACTTCGACTCCAACACCAAGAAAAACGACCAACCGTCCGCCACTCTGCAGTTCACCTACCGCACGAGCAACGATGTGCTGTCGGAGTTCAGTCCGGATTTGAAATCGTCCCTCTACCGCCGGCCGCGGCAAGACGAAGGTGATATGGCCGACAACGCAGACCCCCGCCTTGACGACCCTGGCTATCTGCCGTGCCTGAAATTTCCCAACATGCAGAACAAGGTCGCGCTATCTGAAAAAGTCGTCGGCGCGACCGTCACCGTTCACCACGGCATAGGCGGCAAGTCCGACCTGAACATGGATTTCCGCGCCATGCCGTTCGCGGACAACTCGTTTTCCCTGGTCGCGCGCAAGGAGGGGGACGGCAATGCGAACTGACCGCGAACTGTTGGAGCTGGCTAGCCTACGAAGCCTGTTGTCTTACAACCCGGAGTCAGGCGAGTTTAGATGGCTGAAGACAAACAGCAATGCTTCGGTGGCTGGGTCCGTTGCAGGGCGCTCAATAAATAGCGATGGTTACAAGCAGATTGTCATCGCAGGACGATTTTATAAGGCTCACAGGTTGGCATGGTTTTACGTTCATGGAGAGTGGCCAAACCAAATCGACCACATTAACGGGATTCGCACTGACAACAGACTATCTAATCTGCGAAACGTAAGTGCTCAGCACAACACACACAATCAGCGGAACCCTCATAAGAACAATCGTTCTGGTTTTCTTGGTGTGGTTGCGCGTCCGAACGGACGCTATCAAGCGGAGATTCGCGTTAATGGCCGAAAGAAATTTATTGGCACCTTCAGCACGCCCGAAGAAGCCAGCCTAGCGTATGTATCGGCGAAGCGTGAAATGCACTCGGGAGCAACACTATGACTGATCTGGAACTATTAATCTTATCTGCAAAAGCGGCCGGCATCGAAGTGTGGCCCGGCACCGGCTTCCAGGCGCACATGCTGTTCACGCGGCCGGCCAAGGCCGACCCACACGGGAAGGTGGCGGGCATCGAATGGAACCCGCTCACCGACGACGGCGATGCGCTGCGGCTGGCTGTGAAGCTGCGCCTGTGGGTCCATGTCGATGACTATGGTGGCTCTGCACGGCGCCCCGGCGATACCTGGTTTGGATGTGCGGCCCACAAGTACGGCGGGATTGAGGCCGCCACCCGCCGCGCCATCGTCCGTGCCGCTGCCGAGATCGGCGCCAAGATGCAGGAGGCCGCCCATGCCTGACCTGCCCTACCTCGCCCTGCTGGGCATCGCCGTGGGCGCCGTCGTGGCGCTCGCCCTGGCCCTGCACCGCTGGCTGAGCCGAGAAATCGAAAAGGAAGAACGGGAGGAATAGATGGCACACGCAGCCCAACACCAAGCACCCGACCCTGTATCGCCCACCAGAACGGCCATGAAGTGGGTCAAGATCAATAAATACTGCGAGCTGTCTGGCGATACCCCGGATGCCATCTATGCTAAAAATCGCCGGAAGATCTGGACCGAAGGCGTTCACTATAAGAAGGCGGCTGACGGTTGCCTTTGGATCAACCTCGAGGAAGTCGACAAATGGGTCGAGCAAGATCAGAGCCAAAGCCGCCGCGCGGCGTGACCATTCGGGAGCTGAAGGACGGCCCGCGTCTGCAGATCGCCTTCAGCTACCGCGGCGAGCAGTGCCGCGAACTGCTGCCCGCGGGCAAGGTGACGAAATCCTATATGGAGTACGCAGCAGGCCTGCGCGCCGAGATCCGCCGCAAGATTACCGATGGCACATTCAGCTATCGCACCTACTTCCCAGAATCCCCGGCCGCCGCCAGGATGGAGCCGAGCCCGGCCGCAATTCCGGGGGCCAAGCTGTTGCTGGGCGCGCTGCTCGACGCCCAACTGGCCCTGTACGAGAAGCAGGCCGCCAACGGTAGCATCTCCGCATCCACGCTGCTGGGGTACGCCAAGGCCATCAAGCACTATCTGCGCCCGCGCTGGGGCGACACGCCCGTCAACGAACTGGCGCCGGCTGACCTGCGCGCCTGGATCGCCGGCATGGGCGTCACAGGCAAGACCGTGCGCAACCGGCTGACGCCGCTCCGGTCGGTCCTAGATGATGCCGTGAATGACGAGCTGCTGGACAGCAACCCGCTGGACCGGATCGCCCTTGGCAAGCTGATCAAGCAGACTGCCACCAAGAGCAACTACGAGGTCGATCCGTTCGATATGGACGAGGTTTCCGCGCTGCGCCAGGCGGCCCGAGCGGACGAGCTGCCGCTGATCCAATTCTGGTTCGAAGCTGGGTTACGCCCCGGGGAAATTCAGGCCGTGGAATGGGCCAGCGTGGACTGGGTGCATGGTCGCGTGCGTATCGACGACAACATCGTGACGGGCATGGTCGAGGGCAAGGCCGCCCAGGTGCGCAAGGCGCCAAAGACCCAGGCGGGGATACGCGATGTGGATCTATCGCCGCTGGCGCTGGCGGCTCTCAAAGCCCAGAAGGCGTTCACCTTCCTGGCCGGCGGCCGGATCTGGCACGACCCACGGAAGAACGAGCCGTGGGCGTCCGATGCGCAGATCCGGAAATCCCTGTGGCAGCCCCTATGCAAACGAGCCGGCGTTCGCTACCGCAATCCATACCAGATGCGGCACACCTACGCCAGCACGCGGCTGACGGCTGGCGCGAATCCCTGGTACATTGCAGACCAGCTCGGCCACACCGATGTCGAGATGGTGTTCAAGATCTACGGCAAGTTCATTCCGAAGAACTTCCAGCGCGCCGGCGCATTCACACCGGTTTCACACGCAGACCAGGCGGCCGACAAAACCGGCACCGTAAGCGGCTGA